TTCCGCTTTCAGATTTCCATCTTTTTTGAACATTTCGGTGTGTTCACTCTTAAATGCATCAAGTGTACCCTCGAAATATCTATCAACATAGCTGCCAACCATCAATGCTGTTGAGCTTGCCTGCGCATACTCGCCTTTGAGTTTTGCAAGGGCAGCCTCCTCGCAAGCCACCCTGCCATATGTACCGTTGAAATCCTTGAACTGGGATACGGACATATACTCATAATTTGCAATGTCTGAATAATAATTTTCTTCTGTCAACTGCATTCCCATTTCTTAGACCTCCCTGTACTCTGCTCCAACAAATTTGATATAATCCAGAATCTTTTTATGCTGTTCTTCGTTTCCTCTGACCTGGATTGTCCAAATCTTTTTGCCTCCACTTAATCCCGGCTGCTGTGTTACCGGATTAGCAATCGTTCCGGTTACTGCCTGCTGATATGCGTGTCTTTCAATGCTTTCGATTGCCTTTCCCATTTCAGTCTTAGGTTCTGCAGAAGCGACAGGCTCCGGTGCTTTCTCTGGTTCCTGCGGCTGTTCTTCCTTTTTGGCAAGTGCTTCACGCTTTGCCGCCTCTTCTCTCTCCCTCTTCTGTCTTTCTCTTTCCAGAATCATTTCTTTCTGCTTGCGAAGCTCCTGGACCTTAGATAACGCCTCGGATAATACCAGATTTCTCTCATATACCTTTTTCGCATCCTCTCTGAAATCTTCCTCAATTCCATCAAGGATGTTCAGGTCGCCTTTTGTATTCTCAAATGCAGTATTTACCGCATCCTGCCAGGTTTTCTTCGTGGTGGATTTGTTCTCCCACTTACTGTCATAAATCTTAGATTTCAGCTTAGAGGCAACTGTTTCCGGTAATTCTGCAAACACTTCTGCCATGTATGCAAGAATTTCCTCTTTTTTCTTCTTTTTCTGTTCCTCTTCGTAATCCTTTACCTGCTTTGCAATCGTATTGATAGGCTCATCAATAAGC